AAGTACCTTAGCAGGCGATATGCAATCGCATTTTGTCAAAAAAAACTAGCGTTTTTTTCTGCGGCAGATTTGCCGCGTATATTATATAGCCCATACGGGTCAGAATCAATATTATGGGAGACGGGATACCAAGACACAACAAATGTTGTTTATGCAGAATAAGAAAATGCCATTTAGACCAGAAGGGTCATTTATGGGGCATCTGTGAACGATGTAAGGACATGATTAGTGAGGATTGGTTATAATGGGTACAGGAGGAAAAGTTTGCGTTATGTGTGGTCATCAGAAGTCTTTAGGTTGGGACTGGCCCAATAAAAAATTGTGTTATGATTGTAAATATCCTACAGCATCGGATTCAATAAAGGTGATTGAATGAATCTAAGATGTTCTAAATGTCAGCTTGTATTTTTGGTTAACACCTTTGAAGATGTCAGAATTATACAGGCTATGTCTTGCCCAGAAGGAGCAGGTCACAAACTAAGCGAGGTTGTATAATGATCTATACTTGTTATTCAGAATTATGTGTAATCATAAAAGATTGCAATTGTGATGCACCGTGTTGTAGTGGTGAAGTAACTGAACCGATGATTATTACATACATTAGTGACCAAGAAATTAATACTAATAATCCTCATATTGAATATGAAGTATCAGAAAAAGATATTTATGATTTATGTATTCATCATGTGTGTCCTTTTTGTTCTAATTGGGTGGAAGCATGAGTAAAATATTACATTCGTTTACTTTGCATGAACACACTTCTGAATTACTTCGTAAGAAATCAAAGAAGGGCTACATGAGCCAAAATGTATCAGCCGCTATTGAATGGTATTACACATCCCCTGTCTGGACAAAGGAGCGTGATGAAGATGGAGAATATACAGGGAAGTTAGTTAGAGCAAACAAAGGCGTTGTCATCGCTCCGTATGAGCGAAAGAAATACCAGGAGATCATAGGAACTCTAAACAAACAAATAGACGCTCTTGAGGCTGAGAAGAAAGTAATACAGAATAATAGGTTTAAGTTTTGGAAGAAGATGCCTCAATAGGGGGTATTAACGACCAAATATTGTATCTAAACCTTCTAAAAACGCATTAGTATAAGTTGATGGATCGGTGGCAATACCTACAACATTAATATCAACACCTGCTGCTCTTGCTGCATCAACTTGGTTTCTGAAATCATCATATATTTCGCCGACTTCAGTTAATCCCGGCGATATTACATATTTAATTCCAAAATAACTGCCAATTATTGAAAAGATAAAAGTCATAGCAGAAACATCAGATATTAGAGCTACAAGTGGCGTAGATATTTTGTTTACTTGGTAAGCAACTAATGCGCCTTCAATCAATTCTCTTTCAGATCGGCCAAATACAATTTCATGTCTAATTACTTGGTCTGGTTTTGGCTTAGGCATTTAGAGTTCCTCAATAAATACACACCAAGGAGCACGATTTGTTGAGCTTACGTTTGGAGTAGTAGGGAAAGTAGCAGCAGTTGTGGAATCTTGCAGTGATGTTTGATGAGCATTGCCGATTGATTTGGCAATGGCTGATCTAACTGTCGAGGAAACTACTTGCATTCCAAATGGATCAGATGTCCCGCTTGAAGCAAGAGTTGCTAACCAGTAAGTTTCGCCTCCTGTCAAATTTAGTGTTGAAACAGTTGTCCAAGAACTTGAACTTGTGTAACCAGTAGAGCCAGTTCCTAAAGCAATTTTACATAGAAGAGTCTGGGGTTCATCTCTTCCAACATAATTAGAATAAATTGCAATTTCTGCTAATGCTCCACTTGAAGAAGCAGCACTAAGATGTAAATATGCGGTACTTACTGTCATGTCTCTTGGTGCAATAAACGGTGAATAATACACTGTGTCATTAGCTACATTTTGAGTAGTGTAATTTCCCGCGCCGTACGGTGCTATACCCATGATAGGAATTGCTGTACCATACCATGAAACAGGAGTAAAAGCAGACCCCCCACCGCCACCTGAAGCTGTAATTGTTACATCGCCTAATCCTGAAGCCGGACTTAGTGTAATGTTAGTACCTGCAACCAAAGAAGTTACAGGACTTGCATCAGCTGCAATCGTAACATCTCCACCAGCTCCACCGTCAGTGATTGAAATTCTAGATCCTGCTGTTAGTTTTCTTTCGTTAGTTAGAGTACCATTGAGTGCCATAACAACATATTCTGCATTTGTTGGAGCGCCGCCACCGCCGCCTCCACCAGTCAAAAATCCGTCCCAGTCACCACGAACTGCCATCCTAGCAAGTTGTACGAGCACTAATCGACGCATTTCGTCTTCATTTTCAGGCTCAATAAATAGTTTTTCTGCTACTCCTTGGAACTGTGCATAAGATAAATTCTCTAGATCAGTCTCTTTCAATAGTTCGTATATCCTCATCGAGTAATTATTTGCGTCTGGTAGTGGCATATCTATATCTCCTTATGTTAAAAATCCGTCCCAATCACCCTTACATGCTGTAATTGCGAGTTTAATTAATACTAATCTTCTTAGTTCGTCTTCGTTTAATTCTTCAACTGATATTACTTTAGCCGTATTATCTATTGTAGGATTTTCACCAGATGCGATCTCTTCAAGCGTCTTGCCTTGCATAATCGGATAAATCCTCTTTGAGGTTTTTTCCGCATTTGGCAAAGGACACATATCATATCACTTACTTTAATTGTTTAGATCGTAGGTCAACTATTTTACGAACTGCTTCGTAATCTTTCATTGACATATAACCAGCACCTAATAGTTTGAACGCCTTTGATTGCATTTCTGCTAATCTTCTGCGACCTTGTGCTTTTGTCATCTTCATTTAGATCACCTTAAGCAGAAGTTATGTATTGCGCTGTAAAGTTTAGAGCTACAGGGATTGAACATGGCTTCATGTAAGGCTGTGCTTCAATTGGGTCTGTTGCTGGAACTGCTCCCGACAAATTACCGTTTGACATTGTTACTTGTGCGCCACCTGCCACGCTTGTAATTAATGCCTGATCTACTGAAGTAAATTGTGCTTGTACACATACTTGACCTTGCAAAGTTTCCCCAATTGTGTTACCTGTTTGCAAATCAACAAGTTGGAATGTTCCCGCACCTGCCGCTACACTAGCACCGATAAAGATTCTAGGAACTCCTTGGTTAGTTACTACCGCAAGAGACGCATTACGGCCAGCCGCGACCATGGTGAAGACACGGAGTTGATCCCCAGCCATCAGAGTTACAGGGCGAGCAAGAGCAGGAGTGCCACATGCAACTCCCTTAACTGCGAATGGTACTAGAGATAGAATCAATCCTTTCCTTAGTATGTATGCGTATGATATGTTAGCTCCTGCTGTAACTAATCCAGAAGTTACGGTTTGACCTGTTGCGAAGTCTCCAATATTCTGGGCTGTTACTGTGTAAGCTACATCTGTGGTAAGACTTGCTTCTGTTCCGTCTGTAATCGTTGCGTTTAATGGTATTTTAAATCCTGAAGAGCAGTTTAACACTCCTGTTACATTTTGTGTTGTCATTCATTTCACCTCTTATATTTTGAAACCTGCTCCTAAAGGTTTGAATATGTTACGATTTACATTAGAAATTGGCCTTCTTAGCAATCTTTTGCCTAATCTAAAAGAAATTCCAATTCCTAACGACCTAATAGCCATTTGTTGATAGTTGTTCATGAAGTTAGTTTGAACAGTTGCGAATGATGCATCTGGTGCAGACACTATGTCACCCAAAGAAATCTTTCCGTCTGGGTTATCGACATATGCTTCCATAGTATATCCACCTGATGGATCTGATGACATACCTACTCTTCTCATTCCTGAGACAATGTCTGTATCTCCTGTAATAAATCCAACAGGAGTTGTCCCCATTAGACCAGATGTTAATACATTAGCATAAGCGTAACTTTCTGCTACATTCAATAGTGAAACACTTTTTGGGCTTCTTCGGCGAGTTGACTTTTTTCTGCGAGCCATAGCCTATCTGGTGAATAGTCGGCTTATGAATCTTCACTTACAAATAAGCCTTTTTCGTCTCTTTGTATAACTTTCATAGCTGGTTGTTGATTTTGTTGGCTCATGTTAGCTATAAGTTGACCGATTGCCATTTGAATTGGGTTAATTGGCTCATGATCCCCTAAACCGGGTATCTTTTCAACTACCGACTTAATGGCTAAGGCTAATTTTTCGTCTAATTCAACTAATCCGTCTTCAATTTTATGTCCTAGGTCAATTAATAGTTTGAAAACTACGCCAAAACCTAAAATTATCGTTCCTATAATATAGAGTGTCTCCATCATAACCCCATCGACGCCCCCTCGGTCCTTAAAACCCCCCCAAACCCCAATCCCAATCCTTTTAATGCAATCATGAGTCGCTAAGTACCTTAGCAGGCGATATGCAATCGCATTTTGTCAAAAAAAACTAGCGTTTTTTTCTGCGGCAGATTTGCCGCGTATATTATATAGCCCATACGGGTCAGAATCAATATTATGGGAGACG